CTGCACCTACGACGGCTGGCGAGACGAAGGGATGAGCCGATGAGCGCGCTACGGACCCGGTCCATCGCGTTGACTGGCAGCGACCAGGCGGTATCGGCGGCGCGTGCGCTCTACAAGGGGTTCACGATCCGCGAGACCGCCGGCGCGGCCGCGGTGGTCGACATCTACGACGACCCGAACAGCGCGGATGGGACGCTGCTGGAGTGCATCAGCCTGGCCGCTGACGAGTCGGTGTCGGTGCTGTACCCGGACGGCCTGGAAGCCTCCACCGGCATCTTCGTCGACATCGTCTCGGGCACCGTCCAGGGCTCGGTGAGGGTCGGCTGACATGGCGGTCCGCGAGTTCGACGGCGACGACGACGTTCTGACCATGGCCGTGGGTGACCTTGCCAATGCGACCGGTGGGACTCTGAGCATCGCCGTGGTGTGGAAGCCCGGCACCGATAGCCACTTCGGTGGGATCGTCCAGGGCCGCAACGCTGGCGACGCGATCACCTTCTCCATGCACACCTTCGACGCCGACGTGTGGATCGACATTGGTGGCGACAGCAGCTTCGCGTGCATCCCCTACGCCGAAGCTGACGGCTGGGTGATCCACGGTCTCCGTAACCAGGCCGGCGAGAACGGGGTCCGCAGCCACGTCTACAACCTGACCACCCCGGCCGGCTGGGCGCACGCCAACATCGTCGAGGGTCGTACTGCTGCCGACACCACACCCGCGACCCTTATCAGAATCGGCGCGTTCGGAACCAACAACCTCGACGGGCGGCTCGCCGCCATCGCTGTCTGGGACGGCACCGCCCTGGACGACACCCAGTTCGAAACGCTGTCCGGTGGGTTGGCCGCCTGGCTGGCGCTGAACCCAACGGCTTGCTGGGTGTTCAACCAGGCTGCTGTAACCGACGACGTGCTCGACCTGACCGGCGGGGGCGCCGATCAGACCGCCCGCACCGGTACTACGGTCATCACTGACGACGACCCGCCGGCGTTCCCCCTAGAGGTGGCATCCGGTGGTCACGGTCGTGTATTCGCCCCTGGTGTCCCAATCCGGAGCGGAGGCTAAGCGATGGCGGCGACCTGGTGGCTCTGCACCCGCGAAGACGTGATGCGGGCCCTGGACGTGAAACTGTCGGCCCGCAACATCGCCCAGGTCGACCGGGTCATCGGGACTGGCGCCCGGCTGGTCGAGCGACGCCTTGCCCGCACGTTCCGGCCGGTCACCGCGACCCGCTACTTCGACTGGCCCAACCGGGACAGCCCGACCTCCTGGCGGCTGTGGCTGGACGCCAACGAGATCATCAGCCTGACCAGCCTCGTCGCTGGCGGCACAACCATCGCCTCGACCGACTACTTCCTCGAGCCGGCCAACTACGGCCCGCCGTACAACCGCATCGAGATCGACCTTGCCAGCTCGGCCGCGTTCGCGGCCGGTTCCACCCATCAGCGTGCCATCGTCGCAACCGGCCTGTTCGGGCACTCCAACAACGAGGCCAGCGCTGGCCTGGTCGACGAGGCCCTGGACGACTCCGAGACCGACGTGACTGTTACCGACTCCAGCCTCGTCGGGGTTGGGGACATCCTCCGCGTCGACTCCGAACGGCTCCGGGTGACCGAACGGGCCATGGTCGACACCGGCCAGAACACGACCGCCCTGACCGCGCTGGCCAGCTCGAACACGATCACCAGCATCACCGCCGGGACGATCAAGGTCGGCGAGGTCCTCCTGATCGACTCCGAACGGATGCTCGTGGTGGACGTGTCCGGGACCACCGTGACCGTCAAACGCGCGTGGGATGGGACGGTCCTGGCCGCCCACTCCAACGGCGCCGACATCTACGCCCCCCGGGTCCTCACGGTCGAGCGGGGCGCGCTCGGGACCACCGCCACCGCCCACAGCGACCAGGCCGTGCTGTGGCGCCACCTGGTCCCCGGGCCGGCGCGGGACCTGAACATCGCCGAGGCGATCAACCTGCTCCAGCAGGAAGGCACCGGGTACGCCCGCCGGTCCGGTCTCGGCGAGGCCCGCGGCACCGGCAAACCGAACAGCGACATGGAGGCGTCCGGGCGTGGTCTGGACGATCTTCGTTACGAGGCCGAGGTCGCGCTCGGCCGCCAGGCCAGGATCAGGGCAATCTGATGGCCTTGGACGTGGTTGGCATCATGGACCGGCTGGTCTCCCATGCCCTCGCCACGGGCTACTTCGACTCGGTGAACGAGACGAAGATCGACGAGCCAACCGGCGCCGGCAACGTGACGGTGGGGATCTGGGCCGATGACATCACCCCGATCCGTTCGAGTGGGCTGGCGTCGACCTCGGTCCGGATCGTCTACAAGGTCCGGCTGTTCACGAGCACCGAGGCGAGCCCGGAGTCGTATGTGGAGCGGGCGATGGTCGAGGCCGCCGACGCGCTGTTCTCTGCCTACTCGGGCGACTTCGAGCTCGGCGGCGAAGCGAGAGCCGTCGACCTGCTGGGGATGCACGGCATCAGCCTGGCCTGCAACGCCCACTACATGAATCTCTCGGGGACGATTTACCGAGTGATGGATTTGACAGTGCCAATTCTGGTGAACGACGTCTATGACCAGACCGCATAGGAGCTGAACAGTGGCCAAACAGGGCGGGCTCGGCGATAACTTCTACGTGGCCCAGTTTGACCTGTCCGGCGACGTGGGCTCTATCGGCAACATCTCCGGCGGCCCGGCCGCCCTTGACGTGACCGCGATCAACGCGAGCGCCTATGAGCGGCTCGGTGGGCTCAGGACCGGGATGATGGAGTGGTCGACGTTCTTCAACGACGCCGACGACGCCGAGCACGAGGCCCTCTCTGGGCTGCTCACAACCGACCGGATCGTCAGCTACTTCCGGGGGACGACGCTCGGCAACCCAGCCGCCTCCCAGGTCGCCAAGCAGATCAACTACGACGGCAACCGGGCCAACGACGGCGGCCTGACCTTGGCCGTCCAGGCGCTCTCAAACGGCTACGGCGTCCAGTGGGGCCGTATGGGCACCGCCGGCAAGCGCACCGACACCTCGGCGACGAACGGGTCCAGCATCGACGGCGGCGCCGCGAGCAGCTTCGGCCTCCAGGCGTTCCTGCACGTCTTCTCGTTCACCGGCACGTCGGTGACCGTGAAGATCCAGGAGTCCAGCGACGACGGCGGTGGCGACGCCTTCGCGGACGTGACCGGTGGAGGGTTCACCGCCGCGACCGGCCCCACGTCCCAGCGGATCGCCACGGCCGGCGACCTCGCCGTCGAGCGGTACCTGCGGGTCGTCACGACCGGCACGTTCTCCTCGGCGGTTTTCTCGGTCGTCATTGTCCGCAACACGACGGCGGTGAGCTTCTGATGCTCGTGCCATCCGGCCAAGGAGGAGGCCTATGACCCGCCCACTGACCCGTGTCGACCCGGTAGGGCCTACTGGCGCCTATCAGACGTTCCAGGCCGTCCACCCGACCGATGAGACGGTCGTGGCCGCCTGCCAGAGCGTCGGCTGCCAGGCGTACGCCAAGGGCTGGGACACCGCCGTCGATGAGACCACGTCGCTCGGGCTCGCCCAGGCGCGCTACATCCGAGGCGAGTCCGGCCGTAGCTTCCGCGAGCTCCGCGCTACCGACGGGCGGACCGTGTTCCGGTTCGACGCCTACCAGCGCTGCTTTGCCGACCACCACACCAAGCCGACGGTGTACCTGGTCCGTGGCGGCGACTGGCGCGCCAACCTCGGCTTGATCCGCCCGCATGTGCGGGTCGGTGACTGGGTCGAGCACTTCGCAGAGCATCAGGACCGTCTTGCCGAAAGGGTCAACCGTGGCTGACAAGGACTGCGCCGATTTCACCTGGCAGCAGGATGCCCAGGCGGCCCACGAACAGCATCCGGAGTGGGGGCTGGACAACGACGACTTGGACAACGTGGCGTGTGAGGCGCTCCCGCTTCGCCCCGCAACCGCTCCTGATCCAACCACGACCACGACCACCCCGCCCTTGGGTGCCTTGCCGTTCACCGGCCCAGCCGACCAAGCGGTAGGGGTGGGTGGCGCCTTGCTGCTCCTGGCCGGCGTCGCGCTCGTTGCTTTCACCCGCAAGCTTGAGAGGAGCTAGACATGGCGAAGGAAAGTGGCCTCGGGTTCAGCGTCGCAATCGACGACTCGGGCGGCGTCGCCAGGACCATCAGCAACGACTTCACCAACTTCGAATTTGCCACACCCCGCGGCGTCCAGGACGTGACAGGCGTCGACAAGAGCGCCATGGAGCGACTCCTCCTGTTGGCCGACTTCAGCTTCACCGGCAACCTCGTCTTTAACGACGCCTCGAACATGAGCCATGACGTGTTCAAGACGGTCCCTTCGACCAGCGTCGCCCGCACCGTCACCCTGACCCACTCCGCGCAGGTCCTGGCCGGCGAGCTGCTGTTCACCGACTACGCCCTGACCCGAGCCAACGACGGTGCCCTGACCGGCTCAGTCCCCGGCGTGCTCCAGTCCGGGACCGTGCCCACCTGGGCCTAGCAGCCGCTAGGCCCCTGGAGCCAGGAGGAGGCCCCAGTGACCACACCATACGAGCCGGTGAGGATCGACTCGGCCAAGGTCGTCGACGAAGAGCGCGAGCCGCTGTTCTACATCGACGAGACGGAATACACGATCCCCAAGGAGCTGCGCGCCAACGTCGTCGCCCGCTACCTCCAGGACACCCTCGACCACGGCCAGGAACACGCCATCGCCGCCGCGATGCGTGAGGTCCTCGGCGAGGAAGCCATGGAGGCACTAGCGGAGTCTGAGGCGGTCACGAGCGAGGACATGGCCCAGATCATGGGCATCGTCGAGCGGAAGCTCACCGGCCAGATGAAGAAGTCACTGGGAAACTCCCGCAGAGGACGGGGGAGGTAGCCTGGATTGCCTCCCACCTCGACGACCTCGACGCGGATTTCCGTGCCTTCTACCGGATCGACGGCATCGGTGACGGCCGTTTCGGCGACTTGTCCGCGGACCGGTTCGTGCTCCTGTGCGAGCGAACATTCGCCTATTCAGGTGTTATGCGAGCACTTGCTGAGGCCCAGGCCGACAACGGAGAGGAGGGCGACCTTGCCCACCTGATCGACGACGAGGACCTGGAGGACGAGGTCGACCCGCAGAACCTAGACGAGCTCGAGCTGACGATGGAGGTGAGGGCAGATGCGGATCGTGATGGTGCCGGGCTGGCAGGCCAAGGTTCGGGGGCCGATGCTCCAGTTGCAGCGCAAGATCGCGGGTGAAGTCGCCGACGACGCCCGGACCAACATCATCCGCGCCGGCCTCATCGACACCGGCGCCCTGCTCATGTCGATCAACCAGCAGGGCACACGGGTCTATGTGGGGACCGACCACTGGGCACCGCACGAGTACGGCGCGAAG